CTGGATTCACAAACTCAGATCCAGGACTTGAAGATACCTCTGAATCTTTTGGTTTGCCAGCGACAGCTGACTTTATGTTTGCTTTGGTCAGCAATGAAGAGTTGGAAGGTTTGAATCAGATTATTGTCAAACAGTTGAAGAATCGATATAACGATCCAGGATTCTACAAGAGATTTGTTATTGGAGTTGATCGAGCGAAGATGAAACTGTATGATGTAGAAGCATCGGCACAGACGCTGAGTGATTCAGGAAAGAGCGATGACGATGAACCAATGTTTGATAAAAGTAATTTTGGTCGTAGACAAAAAGCAGAATCGTTCGAAGGATTTAAGTTTTAGGAGAAAGATATGGTAAAGGTAATTGTAGCAAAAGAGAAACTTGATATGACTCATATGTTGGGACAGTTCCCTGATGAGTCACATTATGATTTCCTGATTGAAGAGGACTGCGATGTATACATGCCAGAAATTCCTGGACATCCAGAACTAACATACTCTGAAGAAAGAATTGTTCTGAAGTTTCGTAAGAACTACTTCAGCAAAGAACAACAAGACCAAGCATACATTGGTTTGCGTGAGGCTGCAACTGAAACTCAAAACAGAGGTATGGCTGCAGGTCCAAGAGCAGAGAAGTTGGGTAATCGTGAATGGGTTACTGAATATGAATCAGAAATCATTGACTACTTCTTAAACCCAAAAGCATCTTTGGATGGAGATCCAATTGAGGCAATCAAAGCCAAGCATAAGGGTAAGACTGATAAACCATCCACAAGAAATAATGTTTGGGGTATTCAAGCAGTTAAGAAAGATAACTTTGTCTTCAATGAGTGGGTCGAGAAAGTTCGTAAGTTAGATGCATCTGAAATGATTGCTGAAGCCAGACGAGTAGAGAAAGCATATGTTTGTGCAACTACCTATGCCAATGGTGTTATGTCTGGTATTGCTGGTTGGTTCGATCGTTATCCACGCATTCCTTATGGTCGTGCCACATCTTACACTGCTCGTGAGCCAGAGAAGTTTGCGATGTCATATCCATTCCTTCAGCAACTTGCGCAAGGTTTCAAAGATTTGCTACCATGGCGATATAATAATCAAATGGAAGCAGCAAAGAAACTAGATCCTGCATTCCTAGTTCCAGAAACTCCATTTACAACTGTGACTGTTAATAAGTCTTTCAGAACTGCATGTCATTTTGACGCAGGTGATTTTACTGATGGTCTTTCCAATCTATTAACTCTAACAAACAATGGTAACTATAAAGGTTGTTATTTGGTTGCGCCAGAGTATCGTGTCGCTGTTAATCCAAGACCTGGAGATTTATTACTCATTAACAATCATGAAGTAATGCATGGCAATACTCAGATTGAATTACTCGATGAAATAGCAGAAAGAATCTCATTGGTTGTTTACTTCCGTGAAAAGATGCTTGAGTTAGGATCTAAACAATATGAAGATTGTCGTTATGACTTTGTTGAACAACGCAGACTTAACAAAGAACATCCAGATCAGAAATACGAAGATGGTTCTCAACGACATCTTTGGAATGGTGTAAGCCCATCAATGTGGGATTCTGAAGAGTGGTATGAATACCTAGAATCTAAACTTGGTCGTGATACACTAATGAAGTATCATCCAGAAGCAGAGAAAGCAAATTCTCTTGAAGGATTCTTTGGATAATGTATACAATAGAGCCAGTGTTTCCAACACCACTTTATAAAACACAGATACAAATTTCTAAAGACTATAAAAATAATTTAGAAAATTATTTCAAAAAGTTTGAGTATGTAAAACATAGAAGTGGAACATGGGGAACTAATCCAACAATTCATAATTTAATTGATGGAGAAATATTTTCAAATTTAAAGAAACAATTTGAAGAACATTTAACTACATATACCAAAGAAGTTTTTAAATATGATGTTGAACCTTATATCACTCAGTCTTGGATTAATTTAAATCCTCCAGGAAGTTATCATAGTTTACATTACCATACTAATAGTTTGTTTAGTGGTGTTTACTATTTTGACATTCCAGATGGAGTTCCAGGGATAGCATTTGAGAATGTTAGAAAACATTGTCTTGAGATATTCCCAACAGAATGGAATCAGTACAATGTTCACTGTTGGAATGTTAGTGTTGCAGAAGGAGATTTAATCCTATTTCCTTCTCATATGTATCATGAAGTTATGGAAAATACTTCTAGTGAAACCAGAGTGAGTATAGCATTTAATAGTTTTCTAAAGGGTAAGATTGGAAACAAAGATTATGTTAATGAAATGGAATTATAATGTGTAGCGTAATTGGAGCCATTATTAAAGAACCTCGTGCAGAAGATTTCTTAATGCTGCATCGTGTGTTCCTTGAGTCTAAGATTCGAGGAATGCATGCCACTGGAATCTCCTATGTTAAACATGGAAAGATTATCACTGAGAAACGACCAGTGCCTGCTGACGAGTTTCCATTTAACTTTCCTAGTTATGTGAATGAAGATGGTAGTCTTTATCTAATTGGTCACTGTCGTTATAGCACTAGTGATTTAGAATTCAATCAACCAATTTCCAATGAGAATCTTTCAGTAGTCCACAATGGAGTTATCACTCAAGAGTTACCTGAGAACTGGAAAGAACTTTATGGTTACGATTGTGAAACTAAAAACGATACTGAACTAATCTTACATACAGCAGAAGATTGCATTAGCCCACTGCTCCGCTGGAAAGATTCTAGTCTTGCAGTTATCGAGTTGCATGTTGATAAAGTTATTAGATTCTATCGCAATGGTAAGCGTCCATTATACTTGACAAATATCTCAAATGGATGTATAATTACTTCTACTGCTGATGTTATAAAACGAGCAGAAGTTCCAGGATTCCCGATTAATACTTTGATGAACCATTATATTACATTTGATGACCAACTTGCAATGACTATTGAAAAAGAAGACATTCAAGATGCGGTGGACTTACAACATGAACTTTGTTAATTCAACGAGAGTTGAAGAGTTAATTAAAAATAGCCCAGCTGGTAAGAACACAAAGTTCTTATCGGCTGCACACTCATTGTGGTATCGTTTCCACAATTATGATAAAGCACCACCACTGGCTTATGAAGTTAATGGTGAAGTTGTATCGTTAATCTTTGCCACATTCAATCGTGATGGTTATAGTAATCTTTATGAGATCGTCACACTTGAGGGAAATGAAGGTAAAGGATATGCATCAAAGTGTTGGGATGCATGGATTGATTATGCTGTTAAAGAAAGAAAGATGACTCGACTAAAGATGTCTTGTACTCCTTCTTCAGTTACATGGCACTACAAGAATGGTTTGATTTGGTGGGCAGTTGATCCAACAGGATCACTTCGTTCAGACCAACCATTGTTTCCAACGAGAGCAGAACAGATTGCTTATCGTGACTTTGCTATTGTTAATCCACTTCAAGCATTACCACCATACAAAGCAAGAGATCAATTTCGTGCTGAGGGTTTAGAAGCATACAAGTGGGGTGAGAAGAAGAAAGCCAAAACACAAACTGCCATCAATGCAGTCGGCAAGGCATGGTTGAGAGAAGCGTTAATGGAACAGCCATCACTTGAAGAGTTTTTATTATAATGGATTATAGACTAGAACAAAATCGTAGAGAAGCGTTCATTCGCTGGTTTGCGTGGTCATTAAAGTATGATGATTGCGATCCAGCAGTATGGGCTACGAACTATCTCAATAAACGATACGAACATAATGACGAACAGAAGTTGTGGTTGTGCTGGTTGTATGGTAACACATACTATCTTCCAACTGCTTGGATTCTAATGAATGAGTTTCCAGACTTTGAGTTGGCAACTGTTGATCGTATGACTCAATGGAACACTGCCAACTATAAACGATTAAGATATCAGACTGATACAAAGTGGAACAAAGGACATCTTCCTACCATGTTTGCATCATATCAACAATTCATTGGCGATAAAACGCAACGAGAAAGAATAGAAGAATTTTATGGATACACTGAGGAAGAGAACTTTGACAATCTGTGGACAGGCATTAAGTCTGGGTTGCATAAGTTTGGTCGTTATTCCACTTGGTTTTATCTTCAGCATCTTAAGCATACTGCTGGTGTGCATATCACTCCTACTAGCCTCATGTTGGATGATTATGATGGCTCTCGCTCTCATCGTAATGGATTACTTCTCGCCATTGGGAGGGATAACGATATGGATAGAAAACTCACTGGAGTCGATTATTCTAATTTGGAAGCACAAGCGAGGGACATTCTCAATGAAACGAAAGAAAGATTCCCAGAGTTGGGATCGCAAGTAGATTACTTCACTATGGAAACTTGTCTGTGTTCTTACAAGAAGATATTCAGAACAAGTCATGGAAGGTATCTTGGATATTATCTGGATCGACAAGCAGAAGAAATTATGCAGTGCGAGAAAGATGGATGGTATGGTATTGATTGGAATGTTCTATGGCAGTCAAGAGAAGAAACGATTGACTTCAGATTAGACCATAGACATGGTATCAATAAAGATAGATTTAGTTCATTCCTCAACTCTGGTAAACTAGAGAATTTGGATTGGATGTTTGATGATGAAGAACCTATATTAAATGGATTGGAGATGTTTACATGAGTACGATAATTGGTGGTAGTGGTGGTGCTGGTACTGTTAGTACTTTTGGTGGAGCAGGAAATATTACTTCTGGAACTATTACAATTAACTCTGGTGGTACAGGTACAGTATCTTCCAGCAGTCTTGGATTCGGTGGATTCGATATGGAAGACTTTCTTGATACACATTGCTTCAATAAGATTACAGTTGAACATAAGGTATCAGAGTTTGAGTTAATGAAACTTAAAGATACTGTTCCAACTTATGCAGACGAGATTAAAGAAAACTTGTCCAAGAATCTTTCTCGAGATATAATTAAGAAAACAACATTTACTAAGAAGCATAATGTTGATAGTGACACACACCACTTTCTCGGAAGAGTATGGGTGTTTACTGAAGATGAATTGAAAACCTTAATCCAAGAAGCCAGAAATGCTTAAAGAACGACTAGCCGTAACGGATGTATTTAATATTGTGAAAGTGACTAACCCTATGAAAACTCGTAAATTGATTGCCGTTGGAGGACAACCTGGAACTGGTAAGACCACTCTATTCCGTAAGTTTATGGAAGGTAAAGACTGGATCGATGTTGCTCCAGTTAAGTTAGTTAATGCCAGCTACAATACAGAACGAGATCTATACATCCTTGGTAAGTATGAAGAGGGTCAAATCTTTGCTGGAACAGATCGACTTTCTATGGCAGTCCAACCTCCATTACAAGAGTGGCTTGCTTCACACAATTGTAACATCCTATTCGAAGGAGATCGAATCTTTAATCAGTCTTTCTTAGAGTTTGCCATGGGACTTCCGAATACCGACCTTCAAGTGGTTTATCTAAAGACCACTAAGGAAGTCCTAGAGCAACGATACAAGGATCGTGGTTCCGACCAATCTGAACAATTCCTAAGAGGTAGAGAAACTAAATATAGTAATCTACTATCAAACTTTGAACTGATGCCTTATATTACTGAGTTTAGTAACACTAACTTGGAGGAGCAGGGAAAGGTACTCGCATTCTTGGAGAGTAATTTCAAGATGTAAAATGCCTTTCTGGGATGTAAAATGTCATGCAATTTTGAATTCCTAGAAAACGCTAATTACGATTGGATGGAATTGCTCAACTTTTACGAGAGACCATTTAGAGCAACCTTTATACCTTCGAAAGTATGGAAAGACCTAGACAACTATTGCAACGATAGTAAGGGTCTTTCAAACTACTTCAGAAAGTGGAAAACCAAAGTCGAGTTCCTTCCACAAAAATCCAAAGCCAAACTATACGATAACTATGTAGCTGTCGGTGGAGAATATGGACCAGATGAAAGACAGTGTTGTATCCAAATATACACAACTGAATTCGATAGGTTTCCATTCACATACGATACATGGAACAAGTTTAAATATCGTATAATCCAGACTCAAATGCATGAGTTAATACACTTCATGCAGTTCGACAGAAGAGGAGACGAGTGGTCTAACTATGTCGTTCCTTACAAGAAAGTAAAACATGAAAAGAAGAACATTGAGAGAAGATATCTCTCTGAGTTCGATGAAATTCAGGCATATGCCCACTGTGTGTTACTTGACTTTAAAATATACAAACCAACTATCACCACAGAAGAACTAATCAATAGAGCAAAGCACTCTAAGGATTCTTCCACCCTAAACTACATCCTCAAAGCATTTAATTACGACTATCGTAATAACGCTGCAATTCCTAAACTGATGCAGCAGATCGCCAAGTGGGATCGTAAATATCAGCGAACTATCCGAGCATCTCGTCGTCCTAAATAATAGGTTATAAAACCTATTGTTGATGGATAAAATGGCGGAACCACAAAGTTATTCGATCGAAACTCTAATCACAGCATTGGCTGATGTCGGTTATACTGATGTCAAAAAGCTGAGTGATAAGAAAGTGGCTGTTCTTACAGACAAGAACAGAGTCTCCACGCTTGAAGATATCCAAATAAAACTAAGAGGACAATACGATCCATCACCATCATCTGAATCTTCAGTTGGTCGTGTAAGGGTACAACAATTTCAAATTCTTGCTAAACCTGCAGGGAAGCAAGGTAAAGCGTCTGCTGGTGTTGGTAATGAAGATTTTCTAATTGACTGGATTAATGATACTGCAAAGACTGGTCCAATTAATGTAATCTTTAAATCACCGAATAATACATATGTCGTTAATGGTTGTAAAAAAGCAACATCAGTTGGTACTGACACTGCTGGAAGAAAAAAGGCAGATGTGATTCTTGAAGATATGGCTGGAGTTAAATACTCTATCTCTATCAAGAAAGACGATGCCGAAACTTGGGAGTCTGCTGACTCATACTTTAGCGCAGAAGCCAAAGGTATTATTGATAAAGCAGTGGTTGCCAAGAAGACTAAATTAGTAAAGCACAGCACTTATTATACGATTGAACCTAACATTGCAGTTCATGCTAAACTACAGGAAAAGAAAGCAGTAGTATTTGGTTCAGATTTAATTCCAGGTGGTGCAGTTATTACTAAAACATTTGCATCATCTTCTTTTAGTCAAGAGGATGACACCTTGACAGTAACTGTCTCTAATATTATAACTAAATTAGAACATGTCTATGGTGACAAAGATGTTTACTTCCTTATCCGTAATGATAAGACAAGAAAAAGTATTAAAGAATATCCAGGAATTAGAGTACTGGCTTCCTATAAAAAACGCATTAATAAAAATGTAATTGTAGTCGAGAGATAAAAACATATGCTAAATTTCAAAACATTTCTTAAAGAAGAAGTACTAAAAGAAGATCTACTGTTAGAAGCAGAATCTTCATCTGTTGATTCAGATGATAAAGGTAAACTCCATGAGTTACTTTTAGCAAAACATCTACATCCTCAGACCACACTTCCAGAACACCATCGTTCAATGTCTGATAATCCAGACCATGCTGGTACTCCAGAACAAGTACACGATAAACTAAAAGAAAAAATTCCACCTGCAGCATATGAGGAAATTGATCGTCATGCTAAACAATCTGCAGAAGCATTTAAACAAAGCATGAAAGACCAAGGACATATTGGTGACCATGCTCACATTGGTAATGTTCACTGGACATCCAACGCTGACAAAGCAAATGTTGCTGGTGACCATGAAAAAACTACTGGTGTTAAAGATGTAAACTCCAATGCGGATTTAATTGTTACGCTACATGACAAAGAAGGCAAGCCAGTTGGACACCATGGCATCTCTGCTAAGTATGGATCCAATGAACCAAACTATCGCAATCCAGGATTAGATGCATTAGAGAAAACTGCTAAACTATCAGCTGGATCTCTTGGTGCTCCAATGCAACACCATACTGATGCCATGGAGAAAATGGGATACACTGGTTCAGCTGATCAAAGAAATATTCAAACTAAGATTGACGAGATGCCTATCAACGACATTCGTCAGAAACATGCAGAAGGACTTGCTGCAATTCAAGCAGGTAAGAAACTCTCTGGTAAAAAGAAAATCATGCATGAACACTTGGATAAATTTATTCAAGCACACGATGCTCTACCAGAAAAGAAACAAGAAGCATTCCGTCAACAAGCAAGTCAAAGAGCAGAGACTGCTCGTGCATCTAATCTTGCAGCAAGAACTCAGATGACACAATCGTTTGCTACAGGTATGGCTCAACATAAGTCAGAAGATTTAGCAAACATTATTCGTCAGAATGTGTCACCGAATACTCACATTCCTCATACAGTTGTGCATAGTAAAGTTAAGGATAGCGGAGAAGCAGAATCCGTGATCAAACCAATGCACAGTTTAGCCGATGAACATTTGTCGCAATTTAAACCAGATTCTTTACATGTAGTTCCAGGAAAAGGAACATCAGTTACCATTAAGGGTATCCATGCTAAGACAGGTAAGCCAACAGTTGCTGCTCGCTACACGATTAAATCATCCTCTGGTGCTCACAAGAGCGCAGTAGGCACTTTTAAACTCCAGTAATCCCCTCAATTCTGTAGGGTTATTGCTTGACAATTATTGCAACTTAGGGTATAATAGTAATATGATGCTAGGATTTAAAGACTTTTTAACTGAGGGTGCACCGACTGAAGAAGGTGCAAAACTCAAACACATTACCCACGCTGAGGATCGTCCACTGTTCCATGGAGCAGATGGATTCAATCATGCGTATAATGCTTTACATGCTGCACACTTTCATACCAAACAAGGTCAACAGTCAAACAAATTGACAATGAAGTATGATGGTTCACCATCTTTGGTTTATGGACATCATCCAGAAAATGGTAAATTCTTTGTAGCGTCAAAGTCTGCATTTAATGCATCACCAAAATTAAATTATACTCCTGAAGATATCGAAAAGAATCATGGACATGCTCCAGGTCTTGTAGAAAAACTTAAAGCAGCATTAGAACATGCACCAAAGATTGCACCAAAGAAAGGTGTATTCCAAGGTGATGTGATGTTCACGAAACCTGATCTTAAGAAAGAAGGAGATAAAACTTCTTTCACACCAAACACTATCACTTATACTGCAAAGGGTAATAAAGCTGCAGCAATAAACAAATCTAAATTTGGTTTAGTTACTCATACCAAATACGAAGGAACTAGCCTAAGCAACATGCGTGCTACAGGTAATGTTTCTGAAAGTGATTTCGGTTCTCATCCAGATATCTTTCACCATACTGCCAGCTACGATGCAGCAGGTGCAAAGTACTCTGAACAATCGCAAAATAAAGTTCTTGGTGAATTATCCAAAGCCAAGACTATTCATGAGACTCATGGTGCCAAAATGTACAAAGCAATTCACGCAGAGCACAGCGGTGAATCAGGACATCTAGCAACATATATTAATCAAACAGTTCGTACTGGTGAAACTCCTTCCAGCGATGGCTTCAAAGACCATGTGTCAGGACAGTTGAAGAAGAAGTTCGATAAGATTAAAACTCCTGCCAAGAAGCAAGAGATTATGAACAATGCTGGTGCTCAATTGGAACACATTGATAAGAACAAAGAACACTACGACAATTTACTAAAGATGCATGGTCATCTTGCCAATGCCAAGAATGAATTGGTGAATAGTCTAGAAACAAACGAAGGTGGTTATGCTCATGCCATCGGTGGTGTTGCTTCCAAGCCAGAAGGTTTTGTATATAATCATACTCACAATGGTGTAACAGAACCAACGAAGTTAGTGAATCGTGCGGAGTTTGCTCGTCAGAATCTATTGAAGTCTCGTGGTGAATCAAAGCCAGCAACAGATAGTGATTTACAACGAACAGCGACTGGTTCTCTTAAATCTAAAGTTATGGCATTTGGTCGTATGAATCCTCCAACTGCTGGACATGAGAAACTTGTTCAACATATGCATGACACTGCGAAGAAATATAATGCTGATCATACTCTAGTTCTATCTGGTTCACACGATACTAAAGATGGTAAGAATCCTTTATCTCCAGAACAAAAACTAAAGCATGCTAAGAATGCATTTCCTGGAACTAATATTGTAGTTGCAGATAAAGATAAACCAACTTTACTGCATCATGCTTCTGACATGCATAAACAAGGTGTGACTCATCTACACTTTGCTGGTGGTTCAGATCGCAAACCAATGGCTGACCTGCTTCAAAAATATAATGGTGTTAAGGGTGCTCATGGTTATTATAACTTTAAGAAAATCTCCTTTGAAAATGCTGGTGAACGAGACGAAAATGCCAAAGGTGTTGAGGGTGTCTCTGGAACTAAACTAAGAGGATTAGCATCAGCAGGCAAGAAAGAAGAATTCCATTCTCATCTATCCAGCCAGATGAAACCAGAACATAAAGATGCTCTTTACAACGACCTAAGGAAAGCGATGAAATGAAAAGATTAATCCTAGCACTATCATTAGTAGTTCTTTCTGGCTGTGCATTAATCTTTCCTAAGCCACATGACCCAGTCATGTTTGGTCAAGCAATTGATATTAAAGTAGGACTAAGTAAGATTAGCTGTGAAGACAAGTCTAACTGGCAACCAGTCTTGGACAAAGTAGAAACTCTTAAAGTTTACTCTATAGAACGAGGTGATCCACAATCAGAGGGATTCATTAAGATGGAAGAAGCACTAAAGAAAGCCAAAGATAGCAAGAGCAATACATTCTGCGAGAGCATTGTTAAACTTAATAAAACTAGAGTCGATGTAACCATCGATGCTTGGAAAGGTAGAAAATGAGTATCCTCAACGAATTAAGAGAGCAAGCTGGACTGGGTGGTCCAGCAGCATCATTGGCAAACGAACTTTTAGTTATCCACGAAAACTATGCTGGAGGACAACTAACCTCTGAAGAGTACGCATTCCTACTACAAGAGATCGCTGACATCCGTGCACAACAAGAACTAGCCTCAGACGAGATCGCTTGTCGTTGGATCGTTGCTGCAGCACAAGGTATGCTAGCTGTAATGTAAGGATACAAACTCCTAAATAATATGTACTACTTTATAGATGGATCGTATGAAAGATTATAGACAACTAATCAAAGAATTACCGTCAACAACCTTAGTTTGTGCCTTCGGAGATTTCGATCCTCCAACTACAGCACATGAATTAATGGTTAAGACTGTCAATAGACTGTCAGAGCAAAAGAATACTGACCATGTCATCTACGCATCCACTAAAGATAGCCTAATTCAAGAAGAGAAGAAGGAACAATACCTCAAGTTAATGTTCCCTAAGACTAATTTCAAATCTGTAAATGAGTCTAAGATTAATAACC